CAGCAACTAAAGCTCCTTTTATAATATTGTTTCTAATTTTATTAGTTGCTAAAGGCTTATTTGTTTTTTGATTTTTTAATATAGGAGTCTTATTACCCTTTTTTTTATTTACTTCTTTAATTTTTTTATTTATTTTGTTTAATTTTCTTTTGCTTATTTTCGATACCTTTGTAACTTCAGGCTTAACTTTTTTTGTTTTTGACAAAAGTTTTGAAACTTTAGTAACGCCTGTTTTTACACCGGGTATCTTTGAAAGAACTTTACCTGCAGGCAAAAGACTTAAAGCAAACTCAGGATTGTTTTCAAAATTAAAATTTTTATAATTTTTATCTCTGGCTTCTTTATTCGCATCTGCATTTTTTAATTTTTTAGTCTTATATTTTTTTTTAAGCTCATCATACATAGTGCCTTTATTTAGGCTTTTAATGATTTTTCCATCTTTTACTGTTGATGCCATTACTTTCTTCTCCCTAATGAAGGTGACTTAGTTCTTTGTAATTCTTTTAACTTTGTTCTGTTAACAATTTTTTTAAAGTTTGCGGGTCTAGATTTAGGTTTATCTATTGTTTTCTTTTTTGTTTTAGCAACATCCATACCGCCACCGCCTGCTCTTTTATTTTTACTTAAAGCTGCGACTTGTGTTTTAGTCATTCCTCTATATGGACTTGGCTTTGTACTTCCGCCTACATTTGCTCCACCTTTGGTCTTTGTGCTTCCTATTTTAGAAGCTGAATAAGGCATTTTTAAATTAGCCCCTGCTCTAATCTTATTAGGATCTGTTAAGCTAGGATTTGCAGCCATCAATTGCTTTATTGTAAATCCTTGGGATTTAGCTATTTTAGAAAGGCTGTCGCCTGATTTAATTTTGTATTGTGGCATGTTTAAGCTCCATAAAAAGTATCATAAGGTACGAATCTAGCAGACGCACTTTCTGTGTCTTCCCCTGCTGCTAGTTCAAACTGGAATTCGTATTCCTGTTTAAGGGGAGTCACTCTATTTGCCACCTCTGGTCTTTTCATAGCCAAATAATAAGCTAATCCAGAAACTAAACATGGTACAAATCTAGGTGGTATAAATGATGTGGTTGCTCCATCTATACCTGATGCTATGCCATCTATACCTGCTATCCTATAATAAGAAATAGTATAAGAGGCATCTGGCACAGGCCATAAAGTAACAGTAGTAGAAGCTGAAAGTCTTTGAATAAATATCTGAGTTGGTTTTCCTGTTGCATTCTTTGCAGATTGTTGAGCATAAGTTGAAACACTAACTCTTGTTAAGTTGGTATCTACTTGATTAACACCAGTTCCTGTTCTTATTTGATGTTCTACTAAGTCTACTGTATCTGCAGGTAAAGTATAAACTGAGGTTCCGGCTGTTATTGCTTGAGTACCTGCTTCTATTGTCCAAAGGTTTAATCCTCTGTTCTGCCATTCCATAGTTAATATATTAAAGCTACGTCTTGCATTTCTAAGATCGTTGCCTGTTCTAAGTTCTAATCCAGCTCTTTGATACGCCTCTTCAAAAAGGTCTGGTAAATCTGGTACTACTACTGCCATTTATGTGACCTTTCTATAAGATTTCGTCTTTCTTGCAATCTTTTTTGGCTGTTTAACATTTTGTTTACCTGCTTTAGTTCCTGCACGCTTCTTAGCCGAAGTGGCGGAGTATTCTGCACTAGATAGAGCTTTAATTGCTTTCGCAGGAAGATAACGCTCACCGGTAGCTTTTGGCCCCTGTGTCGAAGGTTTACCACTCTTGGTTCTCCATTTCTGGTCTCCCCATGATTTAAGGCTCCTTTGTGATTTTTTTAATCCGCTCATAATATCCCTAAAAGTTGAAATTAACTTTTACTTTTTACTCATCCAAGCTGTTGTTCCCATATATGCACCAACTATACCAGCACCTGACAGATAAAACAAATTACTTATATCAGATAATGCCTTTACTCTTTCAACGTCAATAAGAAACATTGCTAATGTAAAAACACCCATAGCAATTAATGTTGCTCTTGCCATTCTTAATTGAGCCAATTGTTTTCTTAATAAGGTTTCTGTTTCCTTCATTACTTTAGCGTTTTCTAATTCCTCGTCAGTAACTATCCCATCACCATCTAAGTCATATTCATTGTACTTGCTATTTTTTTGTAATGTTTTTTTCATTTAGCAATACTCCTTAAACTCTCCATAACAGAATCAATTGATGGTTCTTTGCCATTTGGATCTAGCACGCATTTGTATTTACGAGGGCAGCCATTTGCTAAATCTGTAAAATCCAAAGTAAATGTTTTTTGAGCGCCTTGATATATGCAAGCCAGTTTATCTTTGTATACTTTACGTTTCTTTAATCTGCATGTGGTCATAGTGGGAAGAACAATTATGCCTTTTTGTATTTTTTGCTGTCTTGTGTAATCTTTAGCATTAGCTTTTTTATTCCAAATAACTGCGACTGTTGCAAATAACAATATAATAACAATAAACAAGAAAATCCAACCTATTACGCCTAAAATTTGTTGACGCATCTTTTGTTGTTTGTATATAGTTTCTTGTCTTTGTTTTCTTATCTGCCCTTCCATAGCAAGAAGCTCATCATACGCTTGAGGACCATGAGTTAGATTCAGAAACATCTTGAGTTCATATCTTTGTTCCTCAAGTTTCTTTTTTCCAGCGTATGCAGCCATAGCTGCCTCTTCGATAGAACCTGCAGAAAAAAGCTTACCAAACAGGGGAGGATTTTTGGCTTGTTTTTCTGCATTATCAACATCACTCACAGCCCCCATCCATCTACCAATATCACCAGACATTTGTTCTATGTCTCTACCCATTGCGAACCCACTCTTAATAGCACTAAATGCCTTACTAGCAACGCCTACTGCTATAGATATAGTAACTGGGTCCATAATGTTTCATTCCTTATTTGTAGCCACCACCTGCCTTTTTATAAGCTTTAGCCATCATTTGTGCTTTTCTAGCAGACCATTGACCGGGAGCGCCACCTTTGCCACCTGCTTTAACTCTATTAAATATGTTTTTTCTTAATGATGGCTTTGTGTAGTTGCCTGCTTTGTTTACTGTGCTCTTCTTTTTGACAGACCCACCAGCTTTCATGCCAGAACCATCATCATAATCATTTGATTTTCTTAGTATCTCTAAATCACCAGCATCGCTACCTGAAGATAAGAAACCACCTGTTTTTAACTTTGTTACTTTCATTAAGCTCTCCTGTTAACTTTCTTTGCTGTTTTTGTTCTGGCAAAGGATCTATTAACTGACTTAGGCTTTACTGTAAGATTTTTTCTTTTGTTATCTTTAGGATTGCCATTCTTATGAGCAACATCTTTCCCATCGCCTTTAGTTACCTTGCCAGCAGTCTTCATTGTAGAACGAGCTGTATTCCTGCTTGCTCTATTTTTCTTTTGCTCTGGCTTTTTGTGGTACTTATCGTACTCACCTTTATAATTACGATTGGGCATCTTGCAAATCTTCTAGTTCTTTAGTCCACTCATAACCAAACTTACTGTCTAGATCAGCATTAGATACCATAGCATTACAAGCTGTACATTTTGCTTCACCGTTTTTTATATTTAAAAGAACTGTTTTACATACTGGACATTGTTCGAGTGACATATTAACCCCTTGTTCTACCTTTAGTTGCTATTCCATCTATGGATTTTTTCTTTTTAACAGAGCCGCCACCTTTAAGTCCTGCCGCAGGAGTAGCAAGGGCCATTCTATTGCTACCTGTTTGACCTGCAGCCTTTTCCATTCTTGCTTTCTTAGCTTTATCTCTCTGTCTTTGAGCAAAGTTACCAGCCAAACTTGAACCGCCTAATGCAGAAACTATTTGAGATGCAGGACCCTTACCTTTCATTATACTATAAGCAGGAGAAAAGTTTTGTGCTAAATTTCCGACTCCTCCTTTAGATAATGCATAAGCTGGGCTTAATGCAGCCATTAGACCACCTTTAGCTTTTATAACGCCACCTGATTTCTTTTTCATAACTCTTTTCATTAACTCTGGGCTATTTGATTTCATTATATTCATAGCGTCTTTATTGCCTTTTTTAGCGGCTTTATCCATGTTTAACTTATAATTCTCTTCTGGACCTCCGCCAAATATCTTTTCAGATAAATTTTTTTTTCTATTTGATTTTTTAACTGTTGCTTGTCTAAAGCCTTTAGTGACACTAGATATATCATCAAACTTTTTACCAATAGACTTTTTAAGTGTCTTAGGATTTGGTTTTGACTTTTTTTTATTTTTAATAGGCACTACTTTTATTGGCATTTTATTCCCCTTCATTTGGCTTTTCATTGATGTTCTAGATATCATTATTTAATTAACGATAACAATTCTGTTATAGTCCCTGTGTTACTTACTGCTATCATAGTTAAAGCTCCAATCATCATCCATTTAGCTTGAAAAACTGATCTTTTAATATCTGTCATGTCTGCTCTTAATTCATCAACATGCTTTACTAAATAATCTTGTTTTGATTTCCATGAAGCAAATTCAATTTGTAATGACTGAACATTTTTTTCCATTAACACTTCCACCTTCTTCTAGCTTGTCGTAAGCGACTATTAGGATTAGCGGCAGCTTTTGGGAACTGCTTCATTTGCCCAGCTGATCTAGCACAATAAGACTTACGTCTTTTAGCTGGTTTACTTCCAGCTTTAACTTTTCCAGTTACTGCAGTCTTGAGTTTAGAACCGGGGTTATCTTTACGATACTTAGCAACACCTTTAGCAGTCATACCCGCCCCAGATTTAGTAGGACGTTTCTGACCACCACCTATGGTGTGACCTTTCATTGTTCCTTTTTTCTTTTCTGGCATACTAGCTCCTATGCGTAGAAGAAACTCATCATATCTGTGGTTGCTATTGTGTACTTAACATACATACCATCTTCAAACGCAACTCCATTTTGTGGAATTGTATTATCTATAGTAGTATTATCTGTCCCTATTGTTCTAGCTTTAAACAACGTTGACCCACCACCATTAGGCTCTCCATTAACAAATTCAATAACACCTGCTGTACCACCAGAAACAATAGAATAACCTTTAAGTCTTGTTCTACCACCAAAGATTATATCTGCGGCTACCGCTGTTGTTCCAGCTAGAACTGTGCCTGCTGGATCA